TTGTATTTAATTTTTCTATCAAACCATTTAAATCTCTAACCAAAGATAAAAATGATTCTTGATCATATTCTCTTGGTGGCTGTGTTAACGATTGTACAATTTTTGCCATTATCTTCTTCCATCCGGTTGATAATCTATTCTAAAAGTTCCTAGTTTCCAAAACTGACTTGTGCTAGTGTTGTCTACTTTTAATGATATAGATCTTGCTCTTGCACGAGTATCTATTTTTTGTGTACTACTATTTATTGTAAACGGACCTAATGATGAACTAGCTTGTGTGTCATTTGGAAAATCTCTTAAATTTAATGTAACTCTTGCATCACCTGTTTGTGCAAGAAAATCTGGCAACACTCTTCTTATTTTCATCATAAACTCACCATCACCTGATAAACCTTGTTGACCTATATCAAAATCTCCAGACTCAATTGATGCAGTAATTGATGTAGTCGCACCTTCTCTAATTTGATCTAATCCTTTTTCATGTTCATAGTAATAACTAACACCATCAGTATTACCTTGAACAAATGTAGAAGAACCAGATGTGCCGTTTGAACTTGTGTCATATTCTGTTGCGTGTGGTTTACCAAATACAGCTGAGTCTTGCCATGCTGTTCTAGCTAACGTTCCTGTAGTCCATACTGGTCGCTCGGGACTTGAGTCTAAATAATTGTATGCTACCATTCTATTTACAACACCAGAACCTGAGTTTGGATAAAACCAGATAACTTCACCAAACAAGTTATTAAGTCCTGCATTAATATGTTGTTTAGGTATAGTGTTGATATCATCAAATACATGATCTTCAACTAAACATGGTAATGATTCTAGTCTACCAGCATATCTAAAGAAACCATTTTCTGACATCCAATACGCCGTACCATCAACTTCAACAGCTGCGTTCTGTCCAATCAATCCACAGTTTGTACCAACTTGTTGGAAAGAAAAAGTAAACGGTGGACCAACAAATCTCATGGTAAACAACGCTGTATCTGTCCAAACATAAATTGCGTCACGACCTCTAATTGCTCCAACAATCTTAGATCCATCTGCAAGTCTTTGTGTACCTGCAGTATTTGTTGCACTTGGTGCATAAGTGTTGATGTCCTCTTGAGAAGAGAATCTTACAAACATAGGGTCTTGTGTAGTTGAAGTTCCTATAGTTGTTTCTGTTCCAAAAAATACTAAGTGTCTATCCGGTGTAGATACTAAACTAAATGCAGAAGATGTTGGTGCGCCTGATATAATTGTTGCTCTAGTAGATGTTGCACCTGTAGGATTTGAATTCCATTCAAAAGATTCTCCACCATTTATTGTTGCAATTAATTTATTACCAAAATTATCTAACGACCATAAACCTGGTGCTGTAATAATATCTCCAGACGCTGCAGCGTTCCATGCAAAAAAGTTTGATGCATCTGTTACAGTTGCACCAGAACTGTGTGTGGCTGCTGTTGTACCTGATGCACCTCTAGTTAAACCAGATAAAGTTCCGCTACTGTTTCCTGTGTATGTAATTAATTCTGATCCTATGATAACTGTTCCTGAAGATGGAAATGACGATGAACTTGCCATTGTTAATGATGTTACACTTGCATTAATTCCTGATGATAGTGTTGATGTAAACTGTCCTTGTGCTTGACCACCCCACGATCCAAGACCCCAACCTGTTGTTGCAGTTTCTACCGCAGGTCCTACCGGATAATAGTGTCTAACTCTTATACCACCAGATGTGGATGCACCTGATCCAGATTCATTAGAACCCATCGTAATTGTTAATGTAGTATCACTTGGAATTGATGTAACCATAAATTTTACATCATTAAAATCACCAGCTGCAAAATTAGAATTTGTGATCGACGAAAAGTTGTCTAATAAAATAATATCACCTTTACCAATATTGTGTGCAGAAGAAAAAGTTAATGTTACAACTGCAGATCTATTTACAAAGTGATGAATAGCTGTATTACGACCTGTCATCTCAACAGATCCTAATTGTGCCCAACCACCTATTTTTTCAGGTGACCCGTATCTAAATCGTACATTATCACCATTAACCCATTGACCTTCACCACCTGTGGCAGTGACTTGTTTATTGAACCCTGGTGCAAATTTTAATTTTTGCAACATAGGCTATGCTCCAAACAATGCTTCTATTTCAGCGTCTGTTAATGCTTCTCCTGCTTTTAATTTAGCTTTACCAGATGTTTTTGCGTTTGCTTTAGCTGTGTCAGCATCTTTTAATTCTTGTACCTTTGCATTAACATCAGCTTCACTAGGCATAGTTGCACCTTCTTTAATAATTTTAATATACTTATACTGCATGCGATCTTTGTTAGGAATTTTATTTCCATCATCATCATGCGTTTTCCAACCATACCAATTACCAAAATTAAAAGTTTGTAATGCATCTTGAAAATAGTCTCTACTCATTTTATGTATCTCCTAACCTTATAAAAACTGCTCCAGTATCTGTTCTGTTAGTATTTCCATTCATGATAATACCATTACTTGCACAATGTACTGCAAATCTTACTTTATGAGTTGTTGTATTTGTAACATCAAAAATAAAATTTATTGTTCCAGTAAAATAATTATCACTATCGTTATTACTATTTCCTTGAACAGCTATGTTATAACTAGAATTATCCGTAGTTGTTGTAATTTGTCCACCAATGTAGTCTTGGTCAAGATTATCATTTCCATTGTATGTAAATTGAATTAAATAAATTCCTGTTGTAGGAAAAGTAAATATTCCAGAAGATTGAGACATTGCAGTTCCAATACCACCATAACCATAACTATCAACTTGTTCCCAATTATTAGTTATGTGATCTCCATCATCCATGTTTGTTTGATTTGCTGAAATTCTCCATTGTTGAGCCACTGTAATTCCACCGCCTTTAATTAGTGAGTAATCAATTCTTTTTAAAGTTCCACCATCTGATACTAGAAACTCATCAGTATCATCTGGTTCGGATGCTAAAGCAGTTGTTCCAGAAATAATATCATCGTTAATTTTTGCAGCAGTAACAGAGTCAGCACCTAAAGCAGTGGCATCAACTTCGCCAGCTGTTAGATGTTCTGTACCAACTACATCATCTGCTATCTTAGCATCAGTAACAGCATCCGCTGCGATCTTTGCAGTTGTTACCGCACTGTCTGGTAATGATCTTGTGTTTAGTGTTATTATACTCATAATTTATTATCCTTTAGGGTTGTCGTCCTTAATTTTTTTGATTCTAGCTTTCCATGCATCTATATCTTTATAGATTTCATCTAGCTGGTCACCTATATTACCATAGGCTGCTTTTCTAGTTGCTCTAACACTATTATTAGATTCTTCAGTGTTACCTGCTGTTTCGTATGATGCTATTTGTGAATCTGTTGGTTTATTAAAACTATAAGTCCAAGTTTTAATGTAATCTCCAGAGCCATCATTTTGTAAAGATACTTTTGTATCATCCCATGTACTAGAATTAGCTTCTATATAAAGTTTTGTTTTTGTATATAATGATGCCATAATTTTCCTATGTTATAATTCTAAATGCTCCAAATCTTGTTCCTCTTGCAAATTGACTATCACTTTCAAAAAGTTGACCACTTCCATCTTCTGAATTTATTCTCCCATAAAGTTCTACATAATCACTTGATCCATCCATATCTACAATCATAGCATTAAACATTACGCTTGATCTTACAGGATTTGCAGAAAAGTCATTTTGTGTTTCTAAAATATTAGAACTTCCATTTTTTTTAATATATAAAAAACTTTCAGCTAAATTACTATTTGATCCACCTTCATTTTGAATAGAAGCATAAACTAAATATTTACCAGCAGTTTGAGGTGTAAATCTATAATTTGTAGAATTATCATAAGCGCTGTCAGTGTCATAAACTTCTGTTTGGCATTGTACTTTTGTAACAGTATTATCAGAAATAGATTGACCACCACTACCACCTAAATATGCTTCAAAAGCTGGAGTATTAGCTCCTCCAACACCAGATACAAAATTTGCTCTAGTCATTTTTTTTAATGCTCCAGAAGCAGATGTATCTGATATTAATATTAAATCATCTGTAGCAATTGAAGTTTCTGCTGTTTGTCCAGTTATAGCAGTTACATCTAAGTGCTCATCACTAATAGCATCATCAGCTATTTTAGCAGCTGTTATTGCGTCTGCTGCAATTTTAGCTGTGGTAACTTGTAAGTCTGCAATATGAGCTGTATCTATAGAGCCATCAGTATAGTGTTCTGAATTAATAGCATCGTCTGCGATTTTAGCTCCTGTTACAGCGTCAGCTCCTAATTTTGCAGTTGTAACTGTAGAGTCCGAGGGTACACCTAGGTCTAAAGTATTACCAAGTAAATAAATGAAGTCTATAGAATCACCTGTAGCTAGGTTGCTTGCAAACGTGATTGTTGATGAACTGATAGTGTAGGATGATCCTGGTTTTTGTATGACTCCATTTAAAGACACTATCATATGGTTAGCACTTTCAGGCACTACGTTAGTTGAATCAACCTGCATAGTATATGCAGCCTGTCCATTAACTACTGATATTGCATCACAAATCTGATAATTACCAATTTGAGGCTCTCGCCCAATATAAGCCATAAT